AGGGGCCAGTGTAGGAAGTGCCCGCCCGCCCGGGGCCACGCCACGGGGACGCTCGGGAGCACCGGAAGCGCCTCGGCCGTGTCTTCGTCCTGCTCCTCGTCGGCCGCGGACCGAACCCGCTGGACCCCGGGTTCGATGTCCGCGGTCTGCGTTGCCGCATCGTACGAGCGCACCACGCCCGGCAAAGCGACGTGGAGATCGCTCGCGAACGAATCCAGGACGCTACGGAGCGCCTCGGTTGTGCTTCGGTTTCTCAAAGCGGGGCCAGCTCCATTGTAGCATGCCAAGGCTCGCCGCTCGTGGCCCCCTTGTAGACGGTTTGGCGGATTTCATACGAGCCCTCGATCTGGTCGCTCGCGAGCACCACGCGACGCCCAGGCTCTAGCCCGGGCTGTAGCAGGGCCGTCGCCGTGACCTTGCCGTCCTCGTCCCGCGTCGGTGTGCCTACCAGGCCGCTGGACGCGCTCAGTCGAGGCGCCGAGGCTTGGAGCGCTTGCCCGGCCCGTTGAAGCTGTAGCGCGCCATTCTGGACGCTCCAGCGGAGCCCGGCCGCGCGCGCGAGGGCCTGAATGATCCTCCGCGCCGGCCCGTCCGCTACGAACCCATCCGCGAACACGGATGCGCCCGTCCGCATGGAATAGGCGCCCTCGAAGTCCGAGAGATTGCCCTCCCCGATCCCCGCCGCCTCTACCGCGTCACGAAGCGCGCGCGAGACGTTCGAGCCCGGAGCGTAGCTCCGCGAGATCCGCCCGGTGAGTAGCTCACGCCCGGAGTCCGATGCCTGGATCGTGGTGACAAGATCCAATCCCTCGCGCGCCGTGTAGATCCGGCGGGACCCGCCAAGGAAGAGAAGCGGCGGAGGATCCCCGTCCGAGAGGTACCCCGCACGGAGCACCACGCGAGCGCCGACCGATGCGGCCTCCAACGTGGCGCGGGTCGAGGGCCCGAGATTGAACACGCGAATCTCCGCTTTGTTCGGATCTCGGGCCGTGCTCTTTGTGACGTCGAAGGAGAGGTCAAGCGCGCTCATGTCGAGCGTGTCCACGGTGAGCCGGTAGCGTCGATCAAATAGAACGCGCTCCGGCATTCAAACGACCTCGGACAACGGGACGTAGCTCAGGACGTGACGAACCCCGAGCGTGTCAAGCTCCGCCTCGGAGTCCAGCCTCTGGAGGTCTCGAAGGATCAAGAGACCTTGCGGGCACTCCGGCTTGTACCGCGTGCGCTGGAGCAGGTCCGCCCCCAACACGAGCCCCTTTGTCAAGAGCACCGGCGCGCCGCCCGAGGTGTACAGTGAGAAGGTCCAGCGCTGGATCCGACCAATCCAATCCACTTCGAGCCTGTACCCTCGCCCGTCGAGCGTGACGTTGACCGCCTGATGTGCGAGGTCCGGCCGGAGCGGGATCCGTTGCGTTGCGTAAACCGTCATCCGAGAAGCCCGATCGCTTGATTCAGCCAGGAGCTATCATCCTCCTCGTCCGAGTCCGCCTCCTCGTCCTCGGGCTCGCTGCTAGTCTCACTGCGAGACGCGCCCCGAGGCTCCCGAGGCAACGGAGCGTCAACGGTCTGCGTCTCCGCCCGGAACACTTCGCGGAACCGGAGCGAGAACGAGGCCGCGTCCTCGGGCTCCTTGCGGGGTATAGACACGGAAAGGAGCTGGACGCGCTCGTACGTGCGGATCGCCGTGGCCACCGTGAGATCCACGGCCTCGGCCCGCAAGCGGTCAAGGGTACTTGCGACGTCCGCCACGCGATCGAACTCCTCCGAGAACACGATCACGTTGGCCTTGGCGTTCCCAACATCCTTGCGCACTCGGGCGGAGATCGCGCGAGTGCCGAACCCACTGGGCGGCGGTACTCCGATCGGGGTGTTCGTCACGAGCACGTCAAGACGAAGTGCGCGGGGCTTGGCTCGCTTGTGGTCGCTGATCGCCTCCGAGGACTCGACCACATGATCGGTCATCTCGGATTCTGCCTCGTGCTCTTCCGATAGGACCGCGTCGAACTCCAGCAGATGATACGAGGCCGTGATCACGGCCTCGCCGTCCTCCACGGATTCGGCCTCGGTCTCCCATGAGATCTCAAGAGTCATTGACCTAGCGCCTCGATCGCTTCGCGGTTCGAGCCGTCCATAACGCGGCGCACACTCTCCGCTATGTCCTGCGGGTTCGCGCCGGTGATGTTGATCGCCGTGGTTTGCGTAACGGTTTGGTTCGTGGGCCTTCGATCCTCCGTGAGAGCCGCGAAGGCCCCCCGGCTCGTGCCCTCACCACCCACGCGGCGCAGTCGAGCGAGCACGCCCTGCCCGAAGGTCTCGCGCGAGCCCGAGGCGCTACCGCTTGCGCTCGTGGCGGAGCCGTCCCCGCCGTCCTTGGCGTCTGTCGTTGTGACAGGCCCCGACGAATCCCCGCCCGCGGAGATCGTGGGCAGCCCGAGCGTCTCTGCCAGCGAGTTGTAACCCGTGCGAAGCTCCTCGAACAAGCCCGCGATCTGGTCTCGAAGCCCCGCCATGGAGAGCCCGGCGAGCGCCAGCAACGCGTCAACGAACGTTCCGATAACAGAGGTTCCGCCCTGGAACCACACGATCATGTCCTGAACCACGACCACCACGGCCATGAAAGCCAAGGCGACCAGGCCCATGATCACGAGCGTGATCCCCCATATGGGGATCGACGCAATCACGATGAACGCCACGAGGGCGCCGAACGCTACCAGCAGAGACCATAGCGCCACCTCGACAACTAGGATCACCTCCTCGTGGCGCGCGAGCCACGCGGTAAGGTCCGTGAACGCATCGACCGCGGCCTCCACGACCGGGATCAAGATCGTGGCCAGGCGGGACTTGATAGAGAGCGTGGCGAGATCGAGCCGCGCGTATGCGTCCGTGAGATCCGCGCTCTGCTGGATCATCTCGGGAGATGCGCCCCCGCCTAGCTCCTCCAGCTCCGCGCGCATGGCCTCCACGCCCGCGCGCCCCTGCTCGAACATCGGCCCGAGCCGCGCGCCTTGGCGCCCGAGGAGAGCCGTCAACGTCGCGACCCTTTGCGAGTTCGATCCCATTTGTGAGATCGGGTCCGCCATATCCATCATGACGTCCGACATGTCCCGAAGCTGCCCATCCGGGCCGCGGAGCTGAACCCCGAGCCGGCGAAACTCGATCGCGGCCGCGCTTGTCGGCGTGATCACCGCGGTGTTCATATTCGCCCCAAGCCGGCGTAGCGATCCTGTAAACTCGCTAGCTCCGATCCCGCTCAGGCCCGCCGCGTGCTGCCACTCTTGGAGCGCCGTTGTGCCAATCCCGAGTGCGCGCGATGTCTTGTCCAGCTCATCGCCCACGGTGATGATCTCGGACACGAAAGACGCGGCCGCGCTGATCCACCCTTGGATGATCTGGACAATGGCCAACCCATGGAAGGCCGCCCCGAGAGCGCGCGCCGCGCCCATGGCTCCGCCGATCCGCGAGGTAAGCCCCCCGACCTGCTGAGCCCCACGCTGAAGCGCGGTGCCATTGAAGCGCGTGGTAAACTGCGCGAATACTTCTCGGAGGGCCATCAGTGCTTCGGCATGCTCAGGGTGTTAGCGTCCTCGATAATGTCGAGCGCGAGGTTCGCGCGCTCTACATCCGCAAGGGTCCAGTGGGTTTCGATCTCAAAAAGGCTTGCGCTATTGCGATCCGATAGTGCGACCCGCCATAGCTCCCAGTCGAGTACGCCCGGATCATCTAGTCGGTCAAGTCCGATTGCGCGCTCGCGACGGGGCCGCCTCCTTGATCGGCGCTTTTCAGAAAGTCCAAAAAATCGGAGAAGTTGACCTCCAGCGCGAAGGCCAACCACTGAAAAAACAGAAGGAGCCGACCGGTGAAGAGTACCTCGCGCTCCGGTCCGCGTAAGAACGGGAACTTGTCCCCGTCCGTGCTGAACTTCGTCGCCGTGCCGAAAGCCTCCGCGAACCACTCTAGATCCGAATCGTCGACATTGTCCACGAGCGCTCCGAGGATCGCTTGCACGTCCATGTCCTCGGGCTTGACGCCCGCGCCCGATGCGAGGGCCGGGCCCACGGCCTTGGTGAGGCGTACAAACGCCTTGCGCGCCTTGCCATAGCCTAGCGGCGTGACGCAGAACGTCACGCCCTCGATCGTCTTTCGTTGCTCGTGTTTCAAGGTGCCTCCTCAAAGGACGATCACTCGTCCGGATTGCCGCCATGGATGGGGGCGTAGTCTGTCAAGATGAACGTCCACTCCCGAGTGCTCGCCTCGTCCGAAAGCTCGACGTCGGGGTCATCCGAGATAAACGCCTTGGACGCCTGCAATACGGTCGTCCCGGCCCTGTCCTGGACATAGAACACGCCCACGCCTTGACCGTTGACGGCCGCGCGGTCGGCCGCGTAGAGCGCGCTCAGTCGGTCGTTGACCTCGCTCGTCTGCATGAGCGTCACTTTCGCCTCGGCCACCTTCGAGTGACTCCGCGTGCGGGTCGCCTCCCCGTCGACACCCACCTTGACGCTAAAGCCCGGGGTGTCGCTGGAGATGGTAAGAAACGTTCCATCCGCCAGTCCCTCATTGATGAGGATCCCAGCAAAAATGATGTCATGCTTCCGAGGGTCGTAAGTCTTGAGTGCCATAGTTCAGGGTCCTCCTCAGACCGTAACGGTGCCAGCGATGTTGACGGTGTGGATCGCGCCCGCGAGCGTGCCCGCGAAGTCGATATCGCGAAGGATGCGCGCGGCCCTGTCGGCGGTAGCTTGGCTTGCGGCCGTCGGGAGCGTGACGCTCCAGCCCGAAGCGAGCACGCCGCGATCCTCGGCCTCCTGCAACTGCGCCGAGATCTCCGCGCCGATGACCGCGATCCCTGCGTCCGTGTAGGGGATTTTCGGGCTGTTCACCAGGGCCGAGAAGATCCGCTCTTCCATGCGCGCTTCGAGCCACGCGAGACCGCGGACCACGTCGATCCATTCCCCGCCAAACATCTTGCCCGGCCGAGTGATCCCCACGCCGGCCTCCGCCGCATAGTGGTTTGCCTTGTGCGCGCTCGCCTCGATCAACGCGCGTTCGGTCGGGGTCCAAGTGTCGGCCCCCACGCCCGCAAGCTGCTTGAACGCCCACGTGGCGGAGCCGGGGTCCCGCGGGAGCATGTTCGAGAACCACGCGGCTTCTTTGAACGTGCTCCGAGGCTCCGCTGTAAACAGACCCCAGGCCGCATCATTCGCCATCAAGGCCGTGTAGTCGGCGCCCGCGGTGAACTCGCCCGTGACGAACTGCGCCGGCTTCGTGTACTGCGGACCGAACCCACACATCCGATCATTGGTCAAGGCCCATCGGGCGACCTTGTCCATGTTCACCGGGGAGTTGTTCTCGACGCACACCGCGTAGAACTCGGGGTCCACGTTCAGGATCACGTCAAGCTGTGTGTCGTATGCCCATGTCGCGGATGTGTCTCGGACGTCCACGCCCTCGGTTGTGAAATCGTAGTAGAACTGCTGGCCCGCGGTGTCCGCGGTAGCGACCACCACATCACCCGAGGGCGCGCCACACGTGAGCCCCGAGATCGCGCTAAGCGCGGTCTGTAGGTCGGTCATCGTGGTTGTCAGGTTCGTGTTCCAGGTAACGGAGATCGCCGTCACGGTGCCATCCGGAGAGGTCACCGATCCGACAATGTCCGTTGACGTCGCCATGTCGTTACCGTCGATCGACGTAGCCTGACCCGAGGCCGGGGTCGGCAAGCGACCGATCTTGATCGTGGTCGGTCGAGGGTCCTGCGAGAAGAACGCGGCCGCCGCGAGGTTGACCGTGCGCTGATTCGCGTCCGTTGCGGAAAAATCCGCCGCCACGCTGGAGAACGTGGTATAGCTGCGGACCTCGTTCGTGGCCCACGCGTCGTGAAACATGAGCAGGAGAGGCACGCCGAAGCCCGCCCGCGCGGGGTTGACGGTGCCCGCCTGGATTGATACGTTGACGATCTCGGAAAGTGCCATGGGGGTGCTCCTAGTCTAGCACGTTACTCGGTGACGGTGAACGGCCCCACGTTGGGCCCGTTCGTGATCGTGCCCTCGATCTCCGCCGCCTGGACGTAAGGCACGAGGGGGCCCGTCTTCGAGCCGTGCGCGTTGAATCGGACGTCCAGGACGACCACGGAACGAACCTTGCCCTTGCCGTCCGGCGCGTTGATCTGCCTCGGGGGCTCGACACGCGCCACGCCGAGGCCGGCCGTGTCAAGGATCGCCTCGACGTCGCTCTGATGGAGCCCGGCCGCGATGTCCTCGGCCGTTTGGAGCGCAGATGAGATCAAGTCCTGATCTCGCGTCTCGCATCGGATCGACACCACGAGCCTACGCGGCCCGTAGACGCGCTCACGGATGTCGTCCGAGCCCTCGGCCGTATACCGGCGCTCCTCGCGCCCCAGGGGCACGCTGGAGAGCACGGAGAGGCGCACGTGAGAGGCCGCGCGGTAGCGCGCCTCCCGATCGGTCCATCCCACGTCCGCGGTGAGGTCCCCGAGCGCGGTCTGCACAGCCAAGGGTAGCGCCGTCTGGATCGTCGCCCAGTCCATCAGTCGTGGACCTTATGGGTGATGCTCGAACGGAGCTGACCGGTGTTGATCAGCGGAACGGATGAACCCTTGCGCTCGATCGTGCTAGGCGCGTTCGGCTCCAGCCCGTTGTCCGGAAAGTTGGCGATGTTCAACTGCACTTCACCTTGCAACCAAACGCCGATCCGCTTGAGCGCTTGCGCTTGCGTGCGCTTGCCTTGGAGGACTGCCCGCGTCTCCCGCTCGATTCGGTCGAAGATCAGGCCCTCGTTCGAGTCCACCCAACCCCGGAGCCATGATCGCTCGGGCTGCCCGATCCCGAACTCCGCCCACTCCGCCACCTGCGCGACGGTGATCGGGGAGCCCTTGCCCGCCGGCTTCGAGCCCTCGCGCCCGAGCACCCCGACCGTTACGAACGACTTCCCCCGTTGGTTCGTCACGCGGAGCACGCGCGCGGCCCCGTTGTCCGTGACCTTGATCACGTCAGGTGAGCTTTCGCCAACTCGAACCCTTGCCGCGCCTCGCGGAGCCCGAGGCGCTCGCCTTGCTCGATCGTGCTTTCGGAGAAGTTGATATCCGCGCTCCAGTGCGCAAAGAGCGGGACGTGGGGCATGTCCAGATCTCGCGGGTTGCGATTGATCGCCACGGCGCGAAGGAACGCGCCGAACGCGGCGCCGAGCACGCAAGAGAACTGTTCGCCCGTCGCGCGGTCCACGCCGAGGATTCGGAACACGCCCGGAGCTTGGCGCCACGAGCAAAGGAGCTGAGCGTTTACCGTGCCGGCCGACCGGAGGGGCGGAAGGTCGCGGAGTGCCGGACGGCGCCCGAGGCCGCGGACCTGATGGAACCGCTCCGAGGGATCCGACCGATCCCGGTCGTGCTTCCGGAGAGGCATCGGAGCGCACTCGGGGCCCTCCATGAAACGACAAAGGCGCGCGGCGTGGACTCGGTCGTTCATGCTCGGAAGATCTTTCGGGTCACGGAGACGGGGGTGCCGAAGCACTGCAGGGAAGATGCGCCCTCGGCCGCGGCCCAGGTGGCCCCGGGCGTGTCTGCCGCCGCGGACCAGCGGTTCGTAGCGGACACGGGGAGGGCGACGATCGCGCCCGCTTCATAGACCGCGTGCGCGTACTCTTTCATCTGAGCGTCTGTTAACGTGCCTTCGTAGTACACGAGACCCTCCACGCCCTCGCCCTCGCCGCCGGAGCAGAGGTTCATTGTGCCCGTGGAGACGGTCATACCCGTCGCGGCCGCGCTCTGCTGGTCGACGCGGAGGGCGCCGAACCACAGGTCCGCGTGGAGCACCCCGCCGGACTGGTAGCACTGAAGACCGATGCAGACGGCGCGGCCGACCTCGAAACCGTTGGATGCGTAGAAGTCGCTCGGGGATCCGCCGACGCTGTTTCCGGACCCGTCGTATGCCTCATATTGCACGTTCCCGAAGTTCCAGGCGATCGCCCACCCGGTAGACCCGTTGTCGTTCCGCGCGATGTCCTTGAAGCCGGAGGGCTGCGCCGGCCCCTCGTGCTGGTAGAGTACGTGCACTGTGAAGTCGGCCGCGCCATCGCAGACCCCGGAGGCCGCGCCATAGTAGTCTGCCGTGCTCGGGCTCGTGATCAGGATCATGTCGGGAACGCCCGAGCCTCCGCCAGCTCCGATCTCTTGCCACACCGCGGCCCCGGTCGACGCGTCAAGGCAAACATACGCCGTGTCCGCCGTGGTGTCGATCCACACCGACCCGACCGCGTAACCCGAGGTCCCGTCATCGGACACGCCCGGAGCGACCGCGGCCGCGTAGTTGTTTTTGCGGAGGTCGACATCCGCATCGGGAACGTTGATCGTCCGCGTGGTTCCTGTGGTGATCGCGCCCGCCTCGAAGTCGATTTGCTTGGTGGCGTCCGCTGTATCGTTGATCCTGAACGTCGATTCGTCGAACTCCACGACGTTTACCTGAGCGCCCGCGGCGATCCCGTCGAGCTTCGTAACCTGAGCGCCCGTCATGAAGCCCGACGCGCCCGCCGCTATCGCGGCCGCATGTACCGCACCCCCGGCGCCCTCGTGCGAGGTCGCAAGAGAACCGCTGTGCGGGTTCGCGGCCGCGATGTGCGAGTCTTGCGCGGTGCCGTCCGCCGCGACGTCTCGACCGGCGATCGTGCCCGTGGTGGTGACGTTGTTTGATCCGAAGTCGATCACGCCGGTAGCGAGAAGCCCCGCGCGCGTGATCACGCTAGGCAAGGCGCTTCGCGTGACCCCGCCGGAGTCGTCCACGATCGGGATCTGATCTGCGGCTCCGTCGACCGTCGCCAGATTCGGGAGCAGGCTAATAGGGGTCGGCATCTGTCAAAGCTCCGTGATGATCGGATCGCCCGCTTCGGTCGTGATGGCGTCCGCGGTCTCGGTCGTGATGGTATCGCCGGGGACCGTGACGATCCCGCCCCCGCCTCGTGCGCGTTCGAGGGCGCGCCGGACCGTGCGGCCCTGCTGGCCCTTGACGATCCGCATGATCGGAGATCGTCCGATTTTCAGGATGCGACGGACCGACATATCACTCCCCGGCTTGGCGGAACCCGCTCGCCACGATCTTATTCAGGCGCGCGCGCTCGCGGCCGTACATGGTTTCTCCGGGCTTCTCGCCCTTGCGCATGTCCTCGCTCCCAGGGAGCAGGCAAAGGAAGTGCGCCGCAAGCCAGGCTACCCCCTGATCCTCTTTGTCGCCCCAGATCCCCGCCGGGGTGCGCTCCTCGGCCCACGTCAAGCGCCCTTGCACAAGCGCATCCGATGCCCCGTCGAACTCGGGAAAAAGAGCCTTGAACGCGGCCGGAGTCACGCGAGCGCCTTGATCTTGCGCTCCGCGGCCGTGCGCACACTAGATCGTGGGTCGTCCAGGAAGGGGCGGATCTCCGAGGCGCTTTGAGCCTTGGAGATCAAGCGACGAGCCTTGCGCGCGTTGACCTCGGCCCGTTGTGCCTCCAAGGGGTCCACGGGGGGCCCAGGCTCGGGCTCTACGGCCTCGGGCTCGGGCTCCGGCTCCACGGGCGCACCGACAGGCGCAAGCGCCGTGAGAGCCCAAGGGTAGCGGTTCAGGGTCTCGCGCGAGACCATCCCGTCTTGTCCGGGGTGGACGTTGCCAACCATCGCCGCGTGCCTGTTGTGAACCTTGATCATGTGGGTTGCCTCCTACACCTCGAAAGGCGCGCCCCTTGAGAGGGCGCGCCGGTGACTCCGAGGAGTGCGATCAGACGGTCGGATCGTTCGGCATGCCGGAGAGGTACCGGAGGCCGAGGGGCCGGTAAACCACGGTCCCCGCGGTGCGCCCGTGGGCGAGCACGCGAAAAGCATAGTTGCGGACCTGCGGGGGAAGGATCTCGAACTCCTGGGGCACGACAAGTTCCACGACCTCGGGACTCTTGCGGTACAGAAGACCGCGCGAGTTGTTACCGCTCGCGCCGTCGACGGCCTTAAGCAGGTTCCAGGGCTGGACGTCCTCGATCCACGGGTTCGTGCGAAGGAACGCTTCGAGGGCGGTCTCGCTCGTGTCCGTGCTCATGCGCTTGTGTGAGAGGCGCAAAAACAGCGAGGTGGTAAGCAGGAGGTGGTTCGGGGTGTATAGCTCGGCCGAGTCCTCGATCATCTCCTGCACCGCGAGGTTCAGATCGGCGACCATGGTGTCTCCGGTGCTCGTGGCATCGGCCCAGCTCGCGGCCGTCATGGTGGTCCCGCGGATCTGGCCCGCGCTCGTGCCGATCGTCTTGTTCAGAAGACCGTTTGCGATCCCGTCCTGGGGTGCGCCGGTGGCCGCGATGTCGTCAAGGCCGCGCTCCCACACTCGACGCGCGGCAATCGCCTTGCGTGCGGTGAGGGGCTGGCCCGAGAGGGCCGCGCGCCGCATGTCCTGGATCGTGTAATCGAAGCTGTCCCCGAGCGCGACCACGGAATGGGTGGTCTTGCTGCTGGACGTCTCGACGCTCGGCGGGTCGTCCGCGTAGTTGCGAATGACCTTCGCCTTGCCCGCAATGTCCGTCTCTCGGTATGAGAAGGTCTCGGCGCCGGAGTCGATCTCGGACATGATCGGAAGGAACTTGCGCGCCTTCAACTCGGGGTATTCGGCCTCGTAAACCCTGGAACGCATCTGTTCCAGTTCGAGGGCCAGCATGTTGGTCTCGTCCGCGTCGAGACGGGTATCGCCCGACCCCGCCGCGACGTGGTTCAGATGGTCGACGATCATCTCGGCCTGGGCCAGTGATCGCTTGTGTGCTCGCTTCATAGTGGTGTGGTTTCCTTTTCTGCGGCCGACGCGATCAGGCGTAGGTGCGAAGCTCCAGGACGATCATCCCGGCGGGGTAGGTGGCGGAAGCGCCCGCGGTCAGCTCGAAGGTGAGGACATCGCCCGCGAGCAAGTCCTCCACGCCTCCGCCGACCATCTCGAAGTCCCCGGCCTCGAAGGCAGCCAGGACACCGTCGTCGTTCCAGTCCTGCGATTCGGCCGCGACGTTCGAGCCGTCCGCGACAGCAACCTGTGTTGCGGGGAGCGCGTTCGTGCGCTTGTTGATCTGGAGGTTCATCGCCGTGGCGCCCGTGCCCGCGGTGATCGCCGCGGCCGGAATGTACTTTGCGCCGATCAGCTTGCAGTCCTCGGGGACCGCGCCGATCACGTTCTCGGCGATGTCCGTGCCCGCGACGCCCGAGGCCGCGAACTCCGCGGAGAGCATGAACCGGGATCCGGCGGAGCCCTTCATGCGGACAGAAGCGATCGCAAGGCCAGCGGCCCCGATCGTCTCTTCCCAGCGACAGCCCGGGAGGCGAGCCGTACCGGTGGGGGCGTTCTCTTCCGCGCCAAGGCCCACGAGGGCGCCCGAGGACTTGACAACGGCCACGTCCTCGCCGGCCGTCACGACCTCGGATGCGTCAAGGTAGATGTGCCCCTCTTGTAGAACGGCAACGGGATCGTCGTCAACGATCGGGGTGTCGGCCTGGGGCCGCGAGGTTTCCAGAATCACGAAGCCGAAAAAGCTTTCGGCGGTGATGTCGGAGGCCGCAACGACGGGAGCCGCGTCCTTCTCGGGAACGGTGCCGCGGATGACGGGATCGCCCGCCTCCAGGGCGCCGCTGGAGAAATCGGCCGAGGCCGATCGAGCGTATCGGGGGGCGCCCGATTCGGCGATCTGGCCCTTGTAGCCGACCGGGATATCTTCGGGGATGCTGAGCTGGGGCATTTGTGTGGTTTCCTATTCTTTCGAGGGGTTCAGGACTTGTCCACGGCCCCGGGGGTTCGTGCGCTCGCGCTTCGCTGCGCTCGCTTGACCATGTTTCGGCGAGCACGCTCGTCGGGCGCGAGCCCGTCGTCCGCGTCCTCGCGCTCACCTTCTCCGCGCCGCGCGTGGTGCGCGTCCTCGCGGACACTCGCGGCGCTGGACTTGCCGGAGAGGCTCGCGATCGCGACGTCGAAGGCGGCCTCGATGTACGCCTCGGCCTTGCCTTCGAGATCCATCGAAGGATGGAGCTTGCCGATCACGGCGCGCCGTGCCTCGTCGTCGCTCATGTCCTCGCGGATGTCCACGCCCGCACGCTTGCCGATGGCGAGAAGCGCGATCCGAGCCTGGACGGCCTCCGCGATCTTGCCGGGCATGGCGTCGAGCCGCGCGTTTGCCTCCTGAAGCTGAGCGGTGAGGGTCGCTTTCGCGCCCTCCAGCCCGGGGAGCGCGTCAAGGCGGAGCTGCGTCTCACGCTCCGAGTCCGCTCGCGCGGTGAGTGCGGCACGATGGGCGGCGGAGCCGACCTCATGCTCGATGCCTGAAATGATTTCGATCTTCATTGTGTCTTGTAGCCCGTCAATCTGATTGTCTTGGGCGTCCAACCGGAGCGCCACTTCGCGGCCGGCTCGCCCACGCGGGACGAGTGCGACGTGATTATATTTGATGTCCCGCTGGATCGCGTCGTACCGCTCGCCCTCGAACGTGCCCGGGGTGCGCTCAAGCCGACACTGGTAGCCGCAAGAGATTTCGCGGCGCTCGCCCGAGTCGATCAGGCCGATCGTGTGCTTATCCTGGACCACGAGATCGGCAACGACCTTGTCCCCGTCCATGCGCGCCACGCCGGAGAGCGAGCCCACGGCCGCGCGCCTCCAGTTCGACGCGTTGATCAACCCGTGGTGTAGGTTCGTGACCGGCGCATCGGTGAGGGTTGCGAGCGAGTCCGCGCGCTCCACCTCCGAGATCGGCCGGTACTCCACGCGAGCGGACCCGTCCGGGTTCTGATACCGAAAAAGGCCCGCACGGGTCAGGACCGCGGGAACGCGGATCCCGCCCTGGGGCGTCCGCTTGACGTTGCCAAGCGATCCTGTATCATAGCGGGTTACCACTGAGGGAAGCTTAGCACGTCCGCGCGGGCGTGATTTTCAGTCCAGCACCGGCACGGCTAGGCACCTACAGCTGTAGTCGCGTCCGGGGTGATTCCTTGCGCCGTCCTCGGACGTGATCGGGGGATCGCTCCACTTCTGAGTGAACCCGTCGAGCGCGGCGTGAATCTCGCGGACCCGTTCGTCGCGCGAGGCGCTCCACACGTACTCCGTGATCCCCGCGTCAAGGTGTCGTTCCCTGGTGAGGTCCGAGTTTGCTTTGAGCGTTTGATCGCGAGCGATCAGGCGCGCGCGCGAGTCCGACACGGAATAGCGCTCCTCGATCTGTTTGGCGAGCGTCTCCACGCGCGTGCCGTTGATCACGGACTCGGTCACCACGCGGAACACGTCCGAGAGTTGGCGATCGGCGATGCTCTGGATTAGAGCTACGTTCTCGGTGCGCGCTTGCGCCAAGACCGATTGCACCCCGGCGGACTCGCGCGTGATGTCGATCCGCAACACGCGTTCCATCTCGCCCGTGTTCCATTCGCGGATCTCGCGGCCCCATCGGTCGACGATCGCGGAGACGCGTCGGCCTCGAACGATGCGCCCCACGCGGATCCGTAGGTTGCCGAAGTCCGCGCCGAACGTCGCCGTCGAGATCTCCGCGTCCTCGCGCGCGGCCTGCTTTCGAGCATAGGCCAGGTGGGGGCGAATCACCTTGGAGATCTCGCGGGAGACCTCGCGCGAGATGCGAACGAGCGCCCGCGTGTATCGGCGCTCTACGCCCCGAGGACCGCGCGGGCGTGGCGTGCCCCTACGCCGGGCCATTATTCCTCCTCGGTCTCGTCCTGGGGCGGCTCAAGCCCGGGAACCGGCAAGATCGGCTCAGGCTCGGGCTCCGCTAGTGCCTCCTCGCGCGCCTTGAAGTCGATCACGTCCGCATACAACGGATCATCCTGGAGCTTGGCGAGCGTGACCTCCTCGGGCTCCAAGACCCCGGAGTCGATCCGGATCTTGTCGGTCTCGGCCTCCTTTTTGTCAAGGTCCGCCTGCTCCGCCGGGCTTGGCTGCCATAAGCTCGGCCAATCGACATCCAGATCGTCGCCCACTGCGATCCCCGCGTCCGCCGCGACCACGCGCGCGAGCCGAAGGAGCCCGTCCTCGATCCCCTCGTCCCGCTCGGCCTGGACAGAATCGTACCAGTGCCGCGTATCGCTCTCACCCGTGGCGTTCATCCCGCCCGGGCTCATGCCCATGAGCTTGGTCAAGGGCATTCCCGCGGCGCTCGCGAGCCGCTGAAACACCATGGAGAGCACGGGCTCCACGCCCCCGATGTTCGCGGCCCCCTGATGGGTGAAGGACTCGGCCTCCGCGTCGATCACGACCGCGCGCGCCACGGAGCGCGCCATATCAACGACCTCCATTCGAGCGAGCATGGTGTCCTTCTCGCCCTCCGCGATCATGTCGATCAGGCCGTCAATCGCAAAAACCGCTTGACTCATGTCCTGGATCATGAGCATGACGGATCGCCAGCTCTGGTCCGTGTCCCGGAGCACGCTTGACGGGCGCTGTAGCACGGAAAGATCGAAGCCCTCGTTTCGCGTCTTGATCCGCTCCGAGGTGAGGGCGCCCCCGAACTGGATCAGACGGGACGCGTGGATCAACTGGGATTCGCCGCGCATGGTCTGGAGCCGGAAGGTTCGAGGCTCGCCGTAGGTCTCGGACTCGGGATCCTCGTCATGATCGGCGATCGACAGACTCTGACGATCGAGGACCATTAGATACCGAAGCGAGTCCGGCCCCATGGTGTCGAGGTCCAGCGGCTCGTCCATGGGCCCGTCCGAGCCGATCAGAATCGCACCCATGCCGTACAGGCGGCCCCACTTGCGCGCCTCCTTGAGAAGCGCGCCGGCCTTCTGAGCGCGTAGCGCATCGTCAAGCCCCTCGACCCCGGGGAACGAGAACCCGCCGCGGAGCGCATCGTCCACGACCGCGTCCACGATCCGCGCCGCGAGGTCGTTCCCGTGATAGAGAGCCTCCAGCTCCACGGGCTGTACGACGCAAAGCGCCGCAACGGCGCTCCGTGTCGACTTGTCCCGCGAGCCGCCCAGGCCCGTGATCGCGTTTATCCACGAGTCCGCGCGCACTTGGCGCGCCATGTCCTCGCGGAACGAGGAGGCCCCCGCGAAGGCCTCCTTGAGCCGGTCTTTGAATGCCACGCGTAAGCATAGCACGGGGGCGGGGTCAACCGTTCCGGAGCATTTTCTTGACCGCGTCCCGATATCGTCGATGCTTTGGCTTGTGGAGGATCAGGAGCGCCATCGTGGATGCGTCGATCTCATCGTCATGCTTGATCATCGGGAACCGGCCCATAGCGGTCAAGTAGGGTTGCACCCATGGCACTTGATCGGGGTCGGGGACGAAGACGTTCCCGGCCTCCGCGAGGGGCGCCACGGCCTCGGCCCTGGACGTCTTCGAGGCCGTCCCAGGGTTCCATGCGATCAGGCCCGGGATCGTGTCCCCGAGGATCTGCATGACGGCGGAGCCGTTCGCCTTGTCCTCGACGTAGACGCCCGTGGACCTCGGCCGCCGGTCTTTCATCTCCGCGATCAGCTCCATGGTCTTGAGAATGTTCGCGCGCACGAGGATCTGATCGATCAAGTAGTAGCTCGGATTTTTCACGCCCCAAGCCTGAACGCACACATAGTCGGACGTCTTCGTGTCCTTGAACGCACAGTCTACGGTGATGATCTCGCGGAGCCCCCTCGGGAGCTTAGTCCAGATATTGAACCAAGCAGGGCGGAAGATGTTACCCTCCGCCGGGGTCGGATTCTGATTCATTTGCGCCGCGAATGTGCGCGCACCCATGGCTACGCGATCGGCCTCGACCACATCACGAGGGAACCTCGCAGGGTTCAATAGCTCCCCGGGCACCGTTCGAGGGTCCTCCCAGTGGAGTACGCCCGGGATATCGATCACGCACTTGCGCGCGGGGTCGAACTCCATCGGGAGGCATAGATGCACGTAGTCTCCCTTTTTGAGGCACTGTGCGGACGCGTCCTCGTGGTGGAGCCGCTGCATGATCCCCACGTGCACAGTGTTCGCGGGGTCCGCGCGCCTGGTGTGCATGGTCTTGAACCAGAAATCATTCGCCTTGTAGATCGCCTGGGGATCGACTACGGCCCGGCCCTCCGAGTCCTGAGCCTTGACTAGATCGTCGAAGACAAGATCCGTCCCGTGTCTACCGGTGACCTCACCGCCCACGCTCGTGGAGAAGCGCCAGCCCTTCGCCGTGGTGTGGAACTCGCGGACGCGCTTTGCGCTTGACTTTCCGATCGAGGCATCGGGCCAGCGCGCCTGGAACCAATCCGATTGGACTAGGTTTCGGTGCAGCTCCGCATTTTTGTTTGACAACCCCTGGGCGTACGTGGCGGAGATCATGCGCCGCGTCGGGTCGTGGATCCATTGCCACGCGGGCCAGAACGTGGACACGAGGAGGGACTTCGACATCCCCGGCGGGACGTTGATCAAGACCTTGCGGATCTGCCCGAACGTGACGGCCTCCAGGAGCAGGCAGATCGCGGACATGTGCCAGGCCCACACGAGCGGGTTGGGCTCCACCTGCGACCACGCAAGGCGGACGAACTGGGCGAAGCTCCGCCGCCCGAGTTCGGCCTCCAGCGAGATACGGAGATCGTTCATCCGTGGTGCGCAATCCTCGCGCGAGCCACGGCCGCGTGGCGCGCGTCAAGTTCGCACCCCAGAAAGGCCCGGCCCTCGGCCGCACATGCGGCCCCGGTCGTCCCCGAGCCCGTGAACGGGTCCATGATCAAGCCCGAGCCGTCGCCCCCCACAAGGCGCACTAGCCAGCGCATGAGCGCAAGGGGCTTGACAGTGGGGTGCGCGTTCTTTCGCTTCGAGCCTCGGCCTGCTCCGGCCCTCGGGGACTTGCGCCCGTCCGAGCCCTCCGCGCGCGTGGGGTCCACGTGCGCGACCTCGAACGCGTCAAGCCCGGCCTCGCGCTCGGAGCGGCTCGCCTTGGCGCAGTAGAAATAGCGCCGCCAATCCTCGGGTCCTTCGTCAAGGATCAAGTTAGCGGGCCAGCGGCCAACGTTGGGATCGTGCCCGGATTCTGCCCCCGTCTCTTTCGCTGCCCCATAGGACGTGCGATCCGTGGACCGAGACACGCTAGCGGGCACGTCCTTTGACGTCCCGATCCGCGTCGCGTCAATGTTCAGTGCGCCGGTTCCGTGTGCTAGCACGCACTTCGCAACGGTCGTTCCGAGGGGCTTGCGCGCGAGTAGGATCGGCTCCCAGGCCGGCTTCAGCGCGGTTCCGAATCCTTCCCAGGCCGGGAGCGCCTTCCCAACGTTCAGGGACTTGGGGAACCCCGAGCCGTAAAGCCACATGAGGCAATCCCGGATCTCGAAACCTTGATCCTCGATGTCTACCGCGAGCCGGTGATATACTCGCGGCGCGCCAAAGGCTACCATGTGCCCGCCGGGCTTGAGCACGCGGAGACACTCGCGCCAGATCGCGGGGTCCGGCAGGACCTTGTCCCAGCCCCGCCCCATGAAACTGAGCCCGTAAGGGGGATCGGTCACGATGGCGGAAACGGAGTTGTCGGGCATTCGCCCGAGGACGTGGAGGCAGTTCTCGTTCAGTACGATCTGTGCGGTCATCCCCCGACCCTACTCCTCTTCGTCAAAGGACGCAAGCCATTCCAGGAAAGAATCCGAGGGCATGATCGTGACGTCCGAATCCTCGGGGTCCCATCGTGCACTGAACGGGACCGGGGAGACCGGCCACGCGCGGCCGTGCGTGGTTCCCTGGTAGTAGAGCAGGGCCATGTGATGCGCGATCTCACGCATGGTGCCAGGCCCGGCGTTCACTCCGCGGAACTTGCGGCCGCACTCGAAGATCCAGCGCTGGATCTGCTCAAAGGTCTCCTCAGGGTCGATCATCGCCAATAGCTTTCATGTGCCAGCTCGGCAAGCTCGGAGAGCTTGTCCCCGAGCATGCCGACACCCACGCAAGCGACGATCGCCACGAGGGCCGGAGAAGCGAGCGCAAGGAGCGCCCACCAAATCACGAGGCGCGCCGTGATCGCGTCCTCTGGGGGCGGGGTAGTACGGGCGGCGGTTCGGTAGGGTCCGGTCATCCGATCACCATAGCAGCGGACACGGTCTCGCGCGAGACTTCTCCGTGATCTTTGTGGTAGACGATCCGGGTAAGGTCTCGCCCGGAGATATAGCCCGCGGCCTCGTGCCAGGCATCGCGCGGAGCGAGCGTGCGAAAGGACTCCACGAGCACACCGTCGATCTCGGCCTTGCGCGTGTGGTGGACGTGCCCTACAAGCCAATACCGATGCAGCGTACGGCCCCACGCCTCGCGCTGATCGTGTGCCATCTTGGAGGGCAGTTTGGTGGTCTTGCACGCCTGTCCGTGGGTGAACCCGAACAAGTTTTGCCCCCATTCAAACCACTGGAACGCGGCGCCCGAGACGTCCACGCGCACGCGCGTCTCATCGCGGAAATGCGCATCGATCAGGAGCGTCAAAAAGATCGAGGACAGATCATCGTGGTTCCCGATCATGCACTTGACGTTTACGATCTCGTGGTGTTCGAGCGCCTCCGCGATCAACGCCAGGAAGAGATCCCGCCCGACCTTCAGGATCTCGAACCAGTCCCCGTCGACGTCGAGCGGGTTCCCGCTCCGGCGGGTCTTGTTTGACGGATCGTCGGAATGGTAGTAGTCTCCCAGGTTGACGATCAGGCACTCGTGCGTGCGTGTTCCGCGGCGCACGAGATCCGCCACGGCCTCCCCGAGTAGCTCCGCGCCGTCCATGAGCCCCGAGCCGTCGAGCCCGCGGAGCCCGATGTGCGGGTCACCGATCGGGTAGACGGTCAAGAGATCTTGTCGATCCGTAACGGGCGCGGGCGTGGGCGCGGCCCTCGGGATCGAGCCGTCGAAGTCCTCGATCACGCGCTGGATCAAATCGTCCGGGCCCGCGCCCTTTTGCCAGATCTCCCACGTGTTCAGGACCGCGCCGTCCCCGCGCGTGAGCCGCGAGATCCGGCGAAGCTCGAACCCCTCGGGGGGCTCCTCGGCCGGGGTCGCGAGCGGGCGCGCCTGGACACTCTGGCCCCGGGGGCCGGTCGTGATGCGCGCGGCCTCGTACCCCTCGGGGACGGTCGGGAACGGCCCCGTAGCGTGCCCCTCGATCCCTCGCCCCCTTGGGTACATCTTGCGCTCCGGAGGCAGCTCGGCGCCTTCCTCGCGCGCTTGGCGGATAAGCCGGCGGCGCACGTCCGAGACATCGATCCCGAAGTGCGCCGCCGTGGTCTCGAACGCTTGCCGTAGGTATGGGTTCACGTCAGTAGCCTAGCACGTCGATCCCGATCCCGTCGAGCGCGATCCGCTCGGTCGTTTCGTGCGACCTGTCGAGCCTCGGCCCGATCCTCGCGCCGGAGCATCCGCCGCGTTCGAGCCGTTGCCGCGCGCCTCGCCTTGCGGTTCAAGCGTAGCGCGATCCCCGGCCCGCGCAAGGTGAGAACGGCCCGGCCCTTGAACCGTTCGGCCATGCTCGCGATCAGCGCGTCCACCTCCTCGGGTAGAGTGCATGTTTGGTGCGCGATCACCCGGATCTCGTCGGGCCCCTCCAGGATCCCGCGGTAGAACTCGATCGACCCTCGGATCTGTTCGGCCTCCACAGCCAGAGAAAACTTGCCCTCCTCCAGGCCGGCACTTAGCCGATCCCAAGTAGCGGTGAGCGCTCGAATCTGATCCCGTGCGTCCGCGTGCGTTTTCGTCCACGCGACCACCACGAACGGGGCCGCCTGCTCCTCGGGGATCTCTTCCAGCTCGGGGAGATCCTTCGTGAACATCGCACGGAGCATCGCATACATGCGATGGAGCCACGCCAGCGCGCCGCCCTCGTCCACCTTCTCACTCGCGCCCTTTTTCAGGGCTCTCATCTTGTCCATGACTTCTCCTCAATAGGTTGCGCCCGGACTGCGAAGGGGCGCAGTCCGGGCCGTGGTTCTTTAGATGTGCTGGTGTCCTTGCTATTGCCCGGGAACACCCCGGGGCTTCTTACTAGCACGCCCAACATGGGCGCGCAAGATCTAAACCGCTCCTGATCCGGAGCAGGGTGAATCGCCGCACACGGGGCAAGGGGTCGGGATTAGCCCGGCGTCCGCGAGCATCGCACGCGTGACCCTCACAAGCCGGGGTCCTGTCATCCCGTCCGCCCAGTTCCGGCGCTTGGCTTCGAGCCGCGAGATACCCTCCCGCTCGGCCCTCTCCTGGTGGACGTCGCTCACAGCCAAGCCCGCAAGGCTCGAAGCCGGAGCCCGCGCGGGAGCTTGCCCGCGTAGGCTAGCGTGCGCAAGGCGCGCAATAGTCCGAAGTACATCGGATCCTCCATTGATCTGTGAAGTGCACACGCCTTGCGTGTCCACAAGTGAGCCGCGCTACGCGCGTACCGTCGACGTCGGGCCGGTCCCAGAATAGAACAGACCGGAGCGGCCCCTTGAAGCGCTGCGCCCGGAGGCGCGCGCGCCACACCGCGGGCCCCCGAGGGGCGAGCGCGCTAGGCCGGGACACGAGGGCCTCCAGTGTACCACAGGGACGTGAACTCGCCGATCGCGATCTCGACGTGCCCGAACGCGCGCGCGGTGTCGACGTGTACCACGGCGAAGATCCCGTGCGGGCGTTCAATGAAGTAGTCAAGGCGCCCCATGCCCTCGCCGGCAACGGGGACCCGTGTGCCTGCTTTGTAGGTCTCCGCGAGGCGCTTGATCTCGTTCGTGTTCGTCATGTTCTTACCTTAGTCCGGGTCCGAGGGTTCGTCAAGGGCTGAATCGGCTCATTTGCGACGCGCGCTCGGTGCCCCTGGTCTCGGGCGCATCGGGCCACAGAAGCGGCCCCGGCCTTGGTCTCGCATACCGCGAGCATGCGGAACGGGAGCCCGTTCCGCGAGACGTAGACATACCAGTTCATGCGCCGATGCTCGCGCGCCAGGAGCGACGGACCTCGATCTCCTCGTCGCTGAGGCTCGCGTGCCAGGCGCGACGGGCCTTGATCTCCTCGCTGATGTAGTGGGCCCGGGCCGCGCGAAAGGCGGGGAGGGCGCGGGTTTCGGCGGGGAGAGCGTCAAAGGCCGCGACGCAACGGTTGGCCGCGAGGAGTGCCAGGCGAAAAGCGGAGAGGGCGGGGTTCGTGTTCGTGTTCGTCATGTTCTTACCGTAGCTCGGGGTTCGGGGCTCGTCAAGAGTTATTTTCGATCAATCGTTCCAGCCGCGGAACCGGCGCACGCGGGGCGCGCCCGCGGGATCGGCCTTGGCCGCGCGGCGGTCCGCGCGCGCGGCCGCGCGCTTGGCGTAGCGACGGCTCCCGGCCGTCGAGTAGCGGCCGATCTGTTCGGCCGTCGGGGTTCGGTTCGTGCGCTTGTTCGTGTTCGTCATGTCCGTACACTAACCCGGCCCGAGCCCCTGTCAAGGGCTCGGGCGGACTTTTTTCAGCGTGCGCGCCAGAGTGACAGGAACGCCCGAAGCGGGATTCGGACGGTCTCCCCGTCCACGGTCACGAGGGCGTGACTACCCGAGGGGGTGAACCCGTCGAGCCGGCCGCGCGTGCCGGTTGCGGGCACGGGGATCGTGGTCCCCGCCCGGTAAGTGTTGCTCAGTCGCGCGCCCTTGTTCGTGTTCGTCATCATGTCCCCACAGTAGCCCGGGTTCGGCGCCCGGTTCCAATCTTTTTCGGGTCCCAGACCGAAAAAGATTGGAACCGGGCGGGACCGCATCCGCGGAGGCGCGGAACGAGCGAGTCCCGGAACACGAGCCGGCCCTTGCCCCCGTCGTGGCGTGTCCAGGTTGCCGTGAGAACGCCCGAGGCCGCGTCCAGGCTCAAACGGTGCTCCCGCACCTTGCGGGGCGTTAGGAGGGCGCCTAGCTTCGAGAGCCGCACGCGTTCGATCCCACGGAGGGGGGAATCGGCAGAGGGCTCGAACACGAGCCACGTGGCGCGGCCGCGCGTGTTCGAGCGGAGTTGAGCGAGCGTGATCGGTTCGTGCATACCCCGAAAGGCCCGCCCCTTGCGAGGGCGGGCCGGGGAGGGGAGCGCCCTAGGGCGCTCAGCCCCAGGTCACGAACTCGGCGCCCGCTTCCGAGGCCACGTCCAGGAACGCACCGAGGCGCGCCACGCGGGCCGCGGTACCGTCCGCGGTAGGCTCTCCGTGCCATCCGTGCTCCGCGAGGGGCGCGCGGCCGTCCCCGAGGCCAAGGCGCGCGTTCTCGCGCCGTACAGGGGCGACGAGGAGCCGGAGAAGCGCGAGATCGGCGCGGCCGGGCCCGAGGTCCAGCCCGATCACGCGGGCCACGAGGGCGGCCCCCACGTTGTGAAAGTTGACGTCCAGGTTCGTGGCGTAAGTCACGATCCCCGAGCCCGAGCACGTAGAGCAGCCCTCGAACGCGTCCGAGCAGAGGGCCGCGAGAAGGTCCGCGGAATAGACCGCGGTCCGTGCGTCAAGATCCATGGCGACCATGAAAGCGTCTCCCATTTGGGTACAGAGACAAGGCTCCACACACGAACCGGTCGAAACCGGGCCCGCACTCGTGCGGGCCGTAAAAGTGAGGCTCACGCGGCCTCCTCGGCGCGGCACTCGCGCTCATAGCGGAGCGTGTCCGCAAGGTTCATCTCTCGCACGCTCGCGAGCGTGATCGAGGGGTCGAAGTGATCGGGGATGTAGCACGCGCAGTCAATACGCGTGATCCAGAAGTAACGCTCCATGTCACGCGACCACGCGCGCCCGTCGACCTTGAGCGCGTAGGTCGCTTTGCGGACGGTGCGGGATGCCTCACAGGCTCCCGCCATGACGGCCCGACGGTCGCCCGTCGAGTAGCCGATCAGGACGTTGACCGTGAAGTCGTAGAACTCCGCGAGGTCCGCGGCCGAGGCCGAGAGGAAGACGGCCGAAAGGGCCGAGGTGAGGTCCGCCGCGGCGGAGTCACGAAGGGTGCGGGCGATGTTCGAGATGATGGTCATTTTCTTGTTCGCTTTCGTTGTGCGCCGCTTCGTTGCGACAAAGAGAAGATAGCTCAGCCACGGAAAAGCGCAAGGGCGAAATGCGCCCGGTAAGTGTTGCTCAGTCGCGCGCCCACGTGATGCCGTCGGCCGAGCGCGACACTTCGGTTTGCGAGTACGCGATCCACAGCGGATTCAGCGGGTCGCGATTGTGCCGAATCCCGAACGCCGCGGCGGCCGCGAGACCGCTCGCGCGAAGCGTCCACGTGATGCCGTCGGGCGACGTGTAGATCACGCCGAGATCCGTCATCGCGGCGAAGAGCCCGCCGCCGCCGTCGGCGTTGCGGTCGTGATCGATCGACCGGAAGTTGAGCCCGGGCGCGCCGGGGATCGTCTGGAGCGGCCACGTACCGTCGCCCATGACGGCGCTACGTCGCACGCCGTCGGCTTCGCCCGTGAGCGCGACGCGCACGCCGTTACCGTCGGCGGCGAGCCCGTGCGTATTGTTCGGCAAGCCGCCGCCCGGGTTCGGCCCGACTTCGTCATCCCACACGAGCCCGTGCGTTCCGATCCCGCCCGCGAAGTCTTGCGAGACGCCGCCTTGCCCGTTGCCCGAGAAGAGCGAGAAGGTGAACGTCGACTCGTCGTAACAGTACGCGCCCGAGCCCGAGAGCATCGTGCCCGTCGCGGTGAGCCCCGTACCTTCGGGGATCTGAAAGTTCGACAAGTGCAACGAGCGGTTCGCGCGCGTGCGGTTCGCGAGACCTTGCAGCGCGTTCGGCACGATGCTCGCCGCGTTCAACGGGTCGCCGTCGGCGGGCACCGTGATCGGGTCGGTAAAGGTCGCAACGTCTACAAGATCGGTCGGCATGTTCGCCCCTTCCTTAGCACGTGATCGAGACGGTCAGACCGCCGCCCCACGTCTTGCCTACTTCGCCCCATTCGAGGCTTTCAGGAATGCCCCACGCGTAGCCGTCGAGCGGCACGAGCACGAGGTAAATCCGGTCGATGTGCGCCGCGCTCCATTCGCGCGGCACCGCGCACAAAATGTCGATCTCTTCGGAGGTCAGCGCGTAGATCGAGACGGTCGCGAGAATCGGTTCGCCCGCCTCGGTCAACAGTGGGTCGCCCGACTCGCGGTCGGCGAACTCGCGTCGACCGTAGCCCTTCGCGTCGTCGTCGGGCGAGTAGTCGCCCGAGAGCGTCGGCACGTTGCGGTCGAAGAGCACGCGCGCGCACACGAGTGCGGCGGCGCGCACGATGCGCGGCGCGTGTGTCTTGCTGATTCGGATCTTGAACATGGTCGGGTGCCCCTTTCGTGGGTCGCAGGTTACACCGCGAAAGCCCCGCCGACCTCGCGGGTCGACGGGGCGGCGCGGGGCGCGCGGCGTTCAGCGGTTGCGCGCGTGGTAGCGCTCGCACGCGGCGATCACTTCGTCGACCGTGACGTTCGCCGACTCGGCAACGCGGTCGAGGTTTCCGCCCCACCGGCCGACCGGCTTGCCGCCGCGGGTCACGCGCCATTCGATGCCGCCGACGCGGTACGAGATCGAGTTGCCCGCGAACGCACGCTCGCGCCGCTCGACTTCGATGCCCGCCGTGATCAACGCACGCGCCTTCTCGACCGTCGAGAAGTACGCCGCCTCGCCGCGCTCGCCGCGAGCGAAGTTCGCGTGCACGTACGACGTCACGGCGCGCGACTCGGCAGTCGCGGCGCGACGGTACGCGCCCGGCACGTACGGGTTCGCGTTCGCCGCGGCGATCGTCGCCGCGCACAACGGGGCGAGGTCGGCGAGCGTCGGCACGAGCGCGACTTCGTC